AATTACCAATAGATGACGACGAAACAACAACATAGAGTTAAGTATACTAGACCGTATATGTATCCGAAGCAAAAAGAAGCGATATTCTGTAAAGAGCGTTTCAGTATAATCGAAGCTTCAACGAAGTCGGGTAAGACTGTAGGTTGCATGGTATGGCTTGCAGAACAGGCTATAAAGGGCGGAGCGAACAGAAATTACTGGTGGATAGCGCCGATATACAGTCAAGCGGAGATAGCATATAGACGACTTAAGGCGGGACTTGGACAAAATAACTACGTAACTAACGCTTCTAACTTGACCGTAACGCTAGCAAACGGAAGTACAATATGGTTCAAGGGCGGAGATAAACCAGACAGCTTATACGGAGAAGATGTATTCGGAGCAGTAATAGACGAAGCAACCCGATGTAAAGAAGATGTTTGGCACGCTATAAGGTCTACGATTACCGCTACACAAGCTCCTGTGAGAATCATAGGTAACGTAAAGGGTAGAAAAAACTGGGCATATCAGCTAGCGCGCAAAGCAGAAGCCGGCGTACCATCATGGCGCTACAGCAGAATCACAGCTGCGGACGCTATCGAAGGAAGCGTACTAAGCGAATCAGAAGTTCAAGAAGCTAAAAGAGATTTACCGGAGAACGTATTCAGAGAACTATACATGGCAGAACCAAGCAACGACGAAGGCAACCCGTTCGGAGTAGAAGCGATATATAAATGTGTTGGCAAGCTTAGCGACAAGCCGCCAGTAGTTTGGGGTTGGGACTTAGCGAAGAGTGTAGACTATACGTGGGGAATAGCTTTAGACGAAGACGGGAATGTTTGCCGTTCCGATAGATTCCAGATGGACTATAAAGATACTCTGCACCGGATAAAAAACCTAACCGGAGGAACACCGGCGCTTATTGACAGTACCGGAGTAGGCGATGCTATAATAGAATTTTTAGCAGAAGCAGGAAACAATTACGAGGGTTTTAAGTTTACAGCATCAAGTAAGCAACAAATCATGGAACGGCTTGCAGTAGTAATTCAACAAAATGAAATTACAGTTCCAGAAGGGTTGCTGGCTAGCGAGTTATTAAGCTTCGAGTACGTATACACTAGAACGGGAGTACAGTACTCAGCGCCGAACGGACTACACGATGACGGAGTATGCGCACTAGCGCTAGCAGTACATCATTCAAACAAAGCACCAAGTATTGGAGTATGGCTATAAAATGGGTATTTTAGATTTTTTTAGAGCGAAGCAAGAGAACAACGAAGCTATAGTTTCGAGTGTTGTTAACAGTACGGATTTACAACCAACCTATCCAGACGCTAATTACGCGAGCTTCTCACAAAAAGGCTACGCGGGTAATGAACTAGTTTTCGCTTGTATAAGAGAAATAGCAACATCATCAGCCGAAGCTATGTTGTGTTTGTATGATGATGAAAAACAAAAAATACAAGCGAATCAGTCGCCGCTAGCCATGTTACTAGAAAAACCTTCAACGCAAGATACACAGTACGAGTTTTTAGAAGCTTTAATCACACACTTACAAATATCGGGTAATGCTTACGTTTTGAAAGAACGTGCTGCTATAGGCGTTGTTTCATTAATGCTACTAAGACCGGATAGAGTAGAAGTTCACCCAAGCCGCGACGCATATACTTACGAAGTTAACGGATTGAAATATGTAATACCCGCCGAAGATATAGGACATCTTAAATTTCCTAATCCTAACAACGATTTCTACGGACTATCACCGCTACAAGTTTTATTAAAGCAAGTTCAAATTGATACCGACGCCACTAACTTCACTAGAGCATTTTTTAACAATGCAGGAGTACCTAGCGGAATATTGAAATTAAAAAGACGCATGAGCAGCCAAGAAGAAGCTGACCGACTACGTACTCAATGGCGCGGTCAATTTAGAGGTGACAGAAATTGGCATAGAATCGCGATTTTAGATGAGGACGCAAGCTACGAAACTATGGGAAGTTCAATAGGACAAATGGAGATACCGGCACTAAGGCAACTATCAGAATCAAGAATATGTGCAGCTTTCGGAGTACCTGCGATATTGGTTGGAGCGAACGTAGGACTTCAAAGAAGCACTTACAGCAACTACAGGGAAGCTAGGGAGAGTTTCTGGGAGGAAACTTTATTGCCACTATACAAACGTATTGAGCAGTTTATGATAGGATTGCTTGAACCAGAATTTCCTAACGAGAACGGGTACGTAGCGTTTGACTTTGCGCAAGTACGAGCGTTACAAGAAGACGAAGACGCGATAGTACAAAGAAAACTTACGCAAGCACAAATAGCTAAAGAGCTTATAAACGCAGGTTTTACGCCACAATCAGCACTACAAACAGCCGGCTTAAACGAAGAAATGGAGCATACGGGATATTTACCGTCTAGTTTAACCGTACTAGGAAGAGGACAAAGCGAAATAAAAGATTCAACGAAAGCTTTATCACAGGGACGCGCTAACACTTTACTAGAGCCGTTACAACAAGACTACGAAGAAGAAGTAGAGAATATGGAAAAGGTTCTTGAAAAATATTTCAGACAACAGCAAAACCGAGCTGACGGAATCATAGGAAGATATTTACAACAAGAAAAACCAGAAGACAAAACCATTGAAGTCAAGATTGAAGTTCCCGCATTCATTGCAGAGAACGCCGCAAAGGGACTTGTTTACGTCAGAGAGGGACGCGGCGGTGACGGACTAACCGACAAGACTAAACGGGAAGCGCGTGCGCTCTCCGGGGGTTTTGCAAGCGAAAGCAAAGTTAGGAGAATGTCTGCTTGGTTCGCGCGGCACGTTTCAGATTTAGATTCACCGGCTAATAGTGACAGGAGTAATGAAGACTTTCCGCAAGCCGGAGCAGTAGCATGGTACTTATGGGGTGGTAATCCTACTACTAATCCTATGCGGGCGAAAGAGTGGGCAGATAGGCAAGTAGCGCAGTTTGAAGAAAACAGCAAAGCACCAGTAGCAGGAGCAGATAGATTTACTACGCAAGAAGAAGCAGCTGCAAGAGCAGCTGAAATAGGTTGCGAGGGTACGCACAGCATGGACGAAGACGGAAACACGATATATATGCCATGTAGTACTCACGCTGATTATGACAGCGCCGTAGGCAATACAACACCTACGACTTACGGTGAGAAAACCAAACAACAGCTGCCATTCAATGAAGTTTCTTTAATACCGTTAGCAGATGATGTTTTACTGAATCAAACAATGCTTCCTACACAATTAAGAGCGATGGAAAAAGCTTGGAATACAGTTAACGCCGGCGGTCTTTTTGTTAGCACACCGTTTGACGCAGAGCTGCCAATAGTACAAAATGCTTTACGGGGTAGTGGAAAGTTAATCAATGACGCGAGTAGAAGAAAAGTAGCAAAAGTACTTGAAACTGGCACGGCTAGGGGTTACAGTTTAGACCAGATAGTACGCGGAGTAGAAAAAGATAATTTTGTGGGATTAAGAAGCGTAGTAAGAGAAACTTACAAAAACAGAGCGAAGGCGATAGCGAGAACCGAAGTAGGGAAAGCACAAAACGCTTCTACAGTAGCTCGGTATCAAGCTGCCGGAGTAACTAGAGTAATCGTACGGGACGGTGACGAAGACAACCTGTGCGCGCCATTCGCAGATACAATACAAACTATGGATTGGGCGTTACAAAATCCAAGCGCACATCCAAATTGCACTAGAGCTTTCGCAGCTGTAGTAGAAGGAATAGATTACTAGGAGTAATTATGACAATAGAAAAACTAGAAAAAATTAGCCATAAAATCTATACATCTGATGTAAAAGTTATAGACGGTGCAGAAGGTATCGTAGAAGCTTATGTAAACAGTATGGGCGTAGTAGACCACGATGGCGAAATTATACAATTCGACGCGTTTAATGCGTCTATAGAAAAAGGCGGTCAATCAGTAGCATGGTTTCATGACCAAAGCTCGCCAGTAGGAAAAGTGATTGACGCAGCGCCAGTAGAACTTGGCTACGGCGATTACGACGATGAAGACTTTAAGAAGGGTAGATTGAAAGCCGTAATGCAGTTTAATATGAATACACAGCGAGGGCGTGAAGCGTTCGCTGACGTACAGTTCGGAAGCGTTAAGGAGTGGAGCGTAGGCTTCCGCTCACTTGATGACAATATCGAGCGACTATCCAACGGTGAAAACGTTAGAGTAATCAAAGCGTTAGATTGGGTAGAAGTGTCACCGGTAATGCGCGGAGCATCGCCGGACACGTCAACTATAATCAGTAAATCCGCCACAATGACGCAGGAAGCTACTACAGATGATAGTGCCGTTGTCACGGAAACAGAAAAATTAAAGGTTGAAATTGAAATACAAAAAACAAAACTAGACATTATGGAGAAAAAATAATGAAAAAAGTAAACGAGCTTCAAGAGCAAGCACGAATAGCTTTAGCTGATGCTGGTAAGTTTATTGAAAGTGGTGAAGTAGAATCTGCTAAAAAAGCAAAAGAAGACGCGGTTCAAAAAATTGAATTAGCAACAGAATTGCAAAATGAAGCAGACGCGCTAAAAACGCTTTCTGGTGACTTCAACAAGCCAACTAATTCTGTTCCGGCTTCTAAAGAAGAAGCAAAATTATACAATCCTACCGACAACGGTAAGGACTACAGGAACGACTACAAACCTGCAACATGGGTTAAAGGTTTACCCGCTGCTGTACAGCCAAAATGGGTACGTGAGCAAATGGGACAAAACTTAAAACAAGAAGAAAACTTTTATAAAGACACTTGGACAAAGTGGTTCAGAGACCGCTCACCGAATGCCGGTAAATTCTTTGCAACAGCTTCAGCAGACGAGCTAAAAGCTATGCAAGAAGGAACTGACAACGAAGGTGGTTTTTTCGTACCGGAAGACTTTAGAACGCAAGTTATACATAACACGGGCGTGCCGGGCGGAGTACACAGACCGTATACAACAGTCTTGACTACAAGTTTAAAAGACGGTTACCTACCTACTCTAGGTTCTGTAACTTGGGCGGCAATCGCTGAAGAAGCAGCTTACGGTGACAATACACCGACTGTAGGACAGGTTTCCTTCACAACTAGAAAAGCCGGTGGTACTGTTAAAGTTTCTAACGAATTGTTAGAAGACTCAGCAGTAAAC